GCGGGATACGCAAATGGAAGTTACGGAAAACAGCTGTTGCAGAAAGAGAAAATTAGGACTTTTTTGGCAGAAATGGAAAAGAAAGCGTCAGGAGTACCTTCTGAACAAAAAAAGGAGGAAGGAAAGATTGCACCGGGGGATGAGATACTGGCTTTTCTGACGGAAACCATGCGGGGCGGTGAAGAAACGGACATTAAGACCCGTATGCGGGCGGCGGAACTGCTGGGCAGGCGGAACGGAGCTTTTGCCAAGGAAGAAGCAGAAAACAGCCGAGTCATCATCATTGACGACATTGGGAGGGAAGAAGGGTGAAAGAGAAAAAGATATTTCTTTCTTCTCTCATCGGGCCGGCGTTTTACGAGGTGCATCGAGATATTGCAGCCAACAGACATGTACACTACTGGCTGAAAGGCGGCAGGGGCAGCGGGAAATCTTCTTTTGTTTCTTTGGAAATCATATTGGGGATGATGGCAGACCCGAAGGCACATGCGGTGGTATTGCGCAAAGTGGCTGTGAACCTAAAGGACAGCGTTTTTGAACAGCTATGGTGGGCCATCCGCAGTCTGGGGGTGGAAGACCAATGGGAAAGCAAACTGTCTCCCATGGAAATGGTCTACAAAAAGACCGGACAGAAGATCATTTTTAAAGGGGCAGATAAGCCAAGAAAAATCAAGTCCGCCAAGTTTCGGGAAGGATATGTGAAATACATCTGGTACGAGGAAGTGGACGAATTTTCGGGAATGGGGGAAATTCGTACCATTAACCAGAGCCTCATGCGTGGGGGCGAGGATTTTGTGGTATTTTACTCCTTTAACCCGCCCAGAAGCCTCCAAAGCTGGGTCAATGGGGAAGCGGCAGAAGAACGGGAGGACAAGCTGGTACATCACAGCACATACCAGGCTATGCCTAAGGAATGGCTGGGAGAACAGTTTTTTCTGGAAGCGGCTTACATGGAGAAGCGGCACAACGAAAGCTACCGACATGAATATTTGGGAGAGGCTGTGGGATGCGGCGGGGAGGTATTCCACAATATCGTTCTGCGGCAGATTACGGAAGAAGAAATCAGAACCTTTGACCATGTGGCAAGGGGGCTGGATTGGGGATATGCCATAGATCCCTTGCACTATACAGTAAACCATTATGACAGTACCAGACGACGGCTGTATATTTTCTTTGAACTGCATAAGGTGGGCATGAGTAACCGATTGCTGGCAGCAGAGATTCAGAAAGAAAACAAAGGGAATGAACTTGTGGTTTGCGACAGTGCAGAACCAAAGTCCATTGCGGAATTGCAGGAATACGGCATTTCGGCTATGGGAGCAAAAAAAGGCCCGGACAGTGTGGTATATGGCATGAAGTGGTTACAGGATTTAGAAGAAATTGTCATTGACCCGAAACGATGTCCTATGACCGCAAAGGAATTTACGGAGTATGAGCTGGAAAGCGATGGAAATGGGGGCTGGAAGGCTTATTTTCCGGACAGGAACAATCACGCCATAGACGCGGTGCGGTACAGCAGAGAACGAGATATGCGGCCGGTACGGATTTGGTAGGGCCAAGGAAATGTTGGAAATGCGAGCAGACAGGGTGGTATAGCGAGGGGAATTTTAGAGGCAGGAGAGAGAAAAGAAATTTTGCCAAAGGTTTTTTTGAAAGGAAAAATGCCTGTTTACATTCTGGGTTGGAAAAGAAATGGGAAGAAAACGGCAGGCAGTTTTTTGGCAGAAAGGAGAAAGCATGTATTTATCGGAAATGGATTTGCTCAAAGCCAGGCTGACGGCGGAAGGCAGGCTCAGTCAAAGCAGGATTTTGCAGGAGATCCTGCGGGAGGACAGCCAGAGCGAACAGAAACGAAAAATGCGGGAGGGAGAGAGATATTACCGCTGTGACCATGATATTTTGCGGAAGGATTTTCGCAGAACGACTATTTCGGAAACGAAAAATGGCGCAGAAGAATTGAAACCTTTTTTCAATCCCAACCGCAGCAATCACCATAATGTAAATCCTTTTCATCATACGCTGGTGGCTCAGAAAGCGGCGTACTTGGTGGGGAGAGAGCCTACCATCATGGTGAAAGGTGAGGAAAAGAGTGAATATGAAGCAGAACTGGCGGCATTTTGTGATGCTGGATTCAACCGTACACTGCATCGCTGGGTGGTGGGTGCGGCAAACAAAGGGGTGGAATATCTCCATGTGTATTACAACGAAGATGGAGAATTCTGTACCTGCATTGTGCCGGCGGAAGAACTCATTGTTTGCTATGACGCAGTGCATCAGGAAGAAATGACGGACGTCATTCGATATTACGACATCAAGGTATTGGAAGATGGGAAAGAACATCTTCGAAGACAGGTGGAATGGTGGACAAAAGACGATGTGACCTATTTTTCTGAAAACAGTCAGGGGGAATTTTTACAGAAAAAGCAGGTGCCTCACTGGCTGGTAACAAAAGAGGAAAACGGCGAAGAAGTGGAACAGATTGCACACAACTGGGGGCAACTGCCTTTTATTCCTTTGCAGAACAATGGAGAGGAAACCACGGATTTGGAGCTCATCAAAGGGCTGGTGGATGCTTACGACCTGCTGAGCAGTGAAGGAACCAACAATCTGCTGGATTTAGTGGATTTGTATTGGGTCATTCAAGGATATGGCGGCGAAGCGGCAGGTGCCATGGCGAAGAAGTTGCAGATTAACAAGGCAGTACAGATTAGCGACAGCAGCGGGCATGTGGAGGCAAAGCAGGTGGAACTGCCTGTGGAAAGCCGCATGAGTTGGATGAAAATGCTGCGGAAGGATATTTTCCATTTTGGCATGGGCGTAGACACTGACAGCGAGGACTGGGGAAAGGCCCCTAGTGGTGTGGCATTGCAGTTTCAATATGCCATGTTTTATTTGAAAATCAACGGCGTTATGCCGGAGATTCGCAGGGCGGTGAAAGAGGTGCTGCGATTTGCTACGGAGGATTGGAACCGCAGAGATGGCGGTCAAAGGGACTGGCGGAAAATACAGGTACAGCTCAATACCAGTGGGATTACGGATGATTTAGAAACTGTGCAGATGATTCGGGAATCCCAGGGGCTTGTCAGCGAAAAGACACTGCTGGGCAAACATCCTTTTGTGGAGGATGTGAACAGCGAGATGGAACAGTTGAAGAGAGAAAGAAGCAAGAAGGAGGAAACAACATGACACAGGAATTGATGCAGAGATTGGGGATTCAGAGTCCGGAAACAGCGGAAAAGGTGGAACAGTTTCTGCTGGCACTGGAAGAAAGAAACAGACTGCTGACAGAAAAAAGCGCGGCGCTGGAAAGAGAAAAAACACTGGCGGAAGAAGCCTTGCAGAACGCAAAAAAAATCGCGGCCATGGAAAAAGCCATTCTGGAAGCTGGTGGTAAGAACGCCAAAGCCATTCTGGCACTTATTGACGCTGATGAAGTGACACTGAACGAAAAAGGGGAACTGGAAGGGCTGGATCTGGAAGCGGTGAAAGCCGAAGCGCCTTATCTGTTCAATGAAAAAGAAGAAAAGACAAAAGGTACAGGTTTCCAGGCGGCTTATACCAAAAAGAAAACAACAAAGGAAAACGAAATCGCGCAGACATTTAGAAAAGCGCTGAGAAGATAAGGGGGAGAAAATATGAGCATCAACACAATGGAATATGCAGCAGTATTTATGCAGGAACTGGACAGTCAGATGGTGGAATGCGCCACCAGCGGCTGGATGGAAGACAATGCTGGACAGGTACAGTACAGCGGCGGCGCGGAAGTGAAGATTCCCAAAATGGAACTGAGCGGTCTTGGGAATTATGACAGGGACAAAGGCTTTGCAACAGGCAGTGTGACTGTCAACTACGAAACAAAGAAACTGACACAGGACAGAGGCCGTGCTTTTCAGGTAGACGCCATGGATGTGGACGAAACAAACTTTGCGGCAGTGGCAGGCAATGTCATGGGGGAATTCCAGAGAACAAAGGTCATTCCCGAAATTGACGCTTACCGTTACAGCACCATTGCTCAGCTGGCAGAAGCAAAGAGTAAGAAAAAAGATTACACACCGGCGGCAGACACCATTCTGGAAACACTGCTGAACGATGTGACAGAAATTCGTGATCTGGTGGGCGATGGGGAAGAAATCGTTGTGACTATGTCCGCAAAAGTGGCTGGTATGCTGGATCTGGCTAAGGGCGGCAACAATGTCATTGACAGCGGCGAATTTACTCAGGGCAATATGACACTGAAGGTAAAAGAGATCGACGGTTGCCCTATTATCCTTGTGCCTTCTGCCAGATTTAAAACAAAATACGATTTTTATGACGGTGTTTCCGGCGGCAAGGAAACAGGCGG